AGTACTAGTTGCCTGTGAATTTAGTGGTATCGTCCGAGATGCCTTTATCAAGAGAGGGCATGACGCTTGGAGTTGTGATATACTACCAACCGAGAGGCCGGGTAATCATATTCAAGGCGATGTACTCCAGCACTTGCGGTATTGCCCAACATATCAACATTACGACCTTATGATCGCCCATCCACCTTGTACTCATTTAGCTGTCAGTGGGGCAAGATGGTTTAAGGAGAAGCAAATACAACAAAGGTATGCGATAGATTTCTTTATGGCTTTGATAAATGCCCCTGTAGACAAGATAATGGTGGAAAATCCTATAAGTATTATGTCCACTAAGCATAGAAAGCCAGATCAGATTATACATCCTTGGCAGTTTGGACACGGTGAGACGAAAGCCACCTGTCTGTGGCTTAAAAATTTACCGCTATTAACTCCTACAGATATAGTTAATGGCAGAGAAGCCAGGATACATAAAATGCCCCCATCTAAAGATAGAGGTAGGCTTAGATCAATAACCTTCAAAGGCATAGCTGATGCTATGGCAGAACAGTGGGGATAAGGGAGCATAACAAATGCACGAAGTAATATCTATTAACCTTATATTGGAGATGTAATAATGTGAAAATAGCAAGAGTTTTTCCAACTAAGACTTCTATGACCCCTTCCGACCCTGACGCCTATTTTGGACTACCGGAGATGTTTATGTCAGATTATGACGAGATACACATATCGACAGTGTTTACGTGGGACAAGCCAAGGGCGGAATACCTTTCGGATCAGTGGTCTAAGTATGGAGATGTCAAAATAGGTGGCCCTGCTTACGATGATGCCGGTGGCCAGTTTGTGACAGGTATGTATCTTCGTAATGGCGTAACAATAACATCAAGAGGTTGCCCAAATAAGTGTTCTTTTTGCCTTGCACAAAAAAGGGAGGGGGGTCTTAGGGAGATAGAAATAAGAGAGGGTAACGTGATACAGGATAACAATATCCTTGCCTGCTCTAAAGGACACATTGGTAGGGTTTTTGAGATGCTAAAGGGACAACACGCCATTGAGTTTAAGGGTGGTCTTGAGGCAAGAAGGGTTACTGCCGACATCGCAGAAAAACTTACCTCCCTGAAAATCAAGTCTCTATGGTTGGCTTGTGACTCTCCAGATGCATTGTCGGGAACAATCAAGGCGATCGAAACACTAAAATCTGCTGGGTTCAAGAGAGACAAGGTGATGTGCTATTGTCTAATCGGCAAAGATATGGGAGAGGAAGAAGATCGAATGTTTAATCTGTTTGAAGCAGGATGTCTACCTTTCGCCCAGTTACATATGGACGAAAACGACAGTATGGATTACTCAACGGAATGGCGAAAATTTCAACGAAGATGGTCAAGGCCGGCCAGCATTAAATCTATGTGCTTGGGAGTAACCAATGCACGAAGTAATATCTAACGATTGGAGATGTAATGAAAGTACTAGTTGCCTGTGAATTTAGTGGTATCGTCCGAACAGTGGGGTTAATATGTGGACTATATACGTAATCTTCGTGGCTCTTGCGTGGCCAGTAGCCATGTTTTTGTTTTATTATGATATGCAATCCAGAAAGGACTGAATCATGGATAAGATAAGAGCAATACTGTTATCAATAGTAAATGAGTGTAATGAGTGTGCTTTGAAAGGTGAACGTGGTATGTGCCAAACATCACCTCCCGAAGATATGCGAGAAAAATGTGTTGACAAAGCCCTGTCTGAAATCGAAAAAGAGATACAAGCCCTCGCCCTCGTAGCCGAGAACGAGAGGCTGAGGGATGCTGTTCAAGATAGGATAGATAATTGCCCAGAATGTAACGGCATACAGTATTATACTGACGAAGACAATTTCGGACTTCGAGAAATCCTCTAAGCTGTCATTGCAAAACCTGTCTTTGGGCAGTAAAAGCCCTTAAAGGAGATAAGTAAATGAAGTGTCCTGAATGTGGAAGTAAAAATACCAGTTGTCATCATAGGGTTTGTTGGAAGTGTAAAAATTGTAACCATCGCTGGCGGCATGGCCTAAAATTTCCTGGAACACCTTTAGCTAATTTTGAAGCGATGGCACACCCTGAACGCGTACCAAAAAATGGTAAGAAGTATGGGAATCGAAATGATTTTAGCCCTTAAAGGAGATAAGTAAAATGAAATGTGAAGATTGCATAGAACTAATGGATTGCCTCCAGGATTTCTCGAAGTCCGAAAATTGTGAGAACGCCGAGGATTTCCTGGACTACCTGGAGGAGTTAGAAATAAAAGCAAGTGAAATGACAGAAAGCGAGGAACAATGACAGCAAAAGAAAAGATCGAAAGACATTTGATTTGGGTAGGTAAGGATATTTTTCAAAAACTACTCGCAGAGGCGACTTACATCCAAAACAGAGAGAAGCGGATCTTTACCGTGACCGAATTGTTGCGACAGATATTAAACAAACGCTATGGGCTTGGCGACCATAAGGACATTGACATCAAGGGTTTGTGATAGGTGTAAAAAAAGTGAGAAAAATTAAAGTTTTGTTTGACATAGTACCGATAGAATCTATAATTGGAAATGAAAGGAATCACTAAGACCGTGCAATCAACAATATCAAAAGGATTTAATCTTTTACTTACCACCGACCCCCGAGGCACTTCCACCTTTCGCACGGTCTTTTGTGCCGGAGGGGTCATTTTTTTCGCCGTGATACAGGGGATGGTTTTAACAACCAGGCGCCGCACGCCGAAGTAAATTGTTACTGTCCCCTGTTTGATTAACTGGCCTTTGGAGGCGACCCTGCCGGTGGTCTAAAACCGGCACGCAATTATAAAGGGCATAAAATGAAAACACTAAACGCGATGATAATAACAGTATCTTTGGCGATGTTCCTTGTGGCGGGGTGCGAGAAAACAGAGCCAGATACCAATATAGACTATGTAGATCCGTATATTGAAGCAAATTGCAAGCCTATTGTCGCAAAACCGGAACTTAATGTCGGAAGGATAGACACAACAGACGCAATTACAATAGAAACTTGCTATTGGTTCAAAATACTAATCGACCCAAACGCATACGATTTATGGACAAGTAACGCCTGTGAGAAATTTATTGATTGGAGTTTTACTTTTGGCGGGCAGACCAGAGAGTTTACTAACGCCGAGTTTAAACAACGCCTTGGTTTTACAGAACCGACCCCCACCTTCGAGGATTTAGACGCTAACTACATGGGTCGCTACAAAGTAACTGCATATTGTCCATGTAGAAAATGCTGTGGCAGGTTTTCTGACGGGGTTACGGCATCTGGGTACGTTATAAGACAAGGGGATCGTTTCGTGGCCGCCCCATGTGAAATACCCTTCGACACCAAACTCAATATACCTGGCTACGGTGAAGTTTTCGTCTTGGATCGTGGTGGGAAAATTAAAGATAAGAGGCTGGACGTATATTTTGACGACCACAAGACCGCCCTAGAGTGGGGTATAAAGTATTTAGACATAAGCAAAGGCGGTGCTGTATGACCTGTAAAAAATGTAAATGGTATCTTGGCTGCAAAAACTCTGGAAATGCAAGATGGTTCAGGCAGATAATCGTTACGATTAAAGGGTGCTTATATTATTGGGAGACATAATATGTGGGATGACAGATTCCAAGAACCAACGGCGGTGGATGAGCCAACAGTAATAGGTGATTGCCCTATCTGTGGCGAAGAAATGCAGGCTTGCGAGGCTGACAGTTGCGAATCATGTGATGTTGTTATCCACGAAGAATGTATGGATAGAAATATTTTTGGGGAGAAATGCTGTCCGGTTTGTGCTAAAGCGGACTTTGATGGAAACTCGTAATGCAAACTCTATTTGACCAGCCCAAAACGCTTACAAAGTCAGAACAATACGATTCAGATAATCCGCAGATTTGGGTGGAGTTTAAGAACATTGCGATAGAACTGATATTAAAAGGGCGAGAACACTACGGAGCGAAGTCGATTTTTGAGGTTATCCGCTATCATACTGCCGTCAAAGGCAAGGGCGAATTTGAGGTAAACAACAATTACACGGCTTACTATGCCAGGAAATTTATGCGTGAGTATCCCGAATACGATGGTTTTTTTGAAACGAGGGAGAAAAAATGACCCGCCGACAAAAACTACAAAAGCTGGAACAGGAAATACAAGAACTGAAAATAGACATAACACTTATAGGATATTTAAGGAGAAAAAGTAATGCCAATAACAGAGAAGCAACGACAATTAAGGCGTGAACGTTTAGGATCGTCAGACATTGCGGCTATTTTAGGGGTCAGTCCTTACGGCAACGCCTATGACGTTTGGCTCGACAAGACCGGCAAGATAACAGACCAAGAGGAAAATGAGGCAATGATGGCCGGTACAATGTTCGAGGATGGCGTATTGAAATGGGCCGAGGGTAAACTTGGAAAATTCGTAACACAGGACAATGAAGGTGGCGCCTTGTTCTTTCCAGCTACAGGGTTTCCGATAGGCAGCCATGTTGACGCTATAGTGGTAAATACTGGCGAGCCTGTCGAGGCCAAGACATCAGGGCTGTTAGGCCCACTACAGCAGGAATGGGGTGACGAAGGAACGGATCAAGTGCCAGATCATGTAATAATACAGGGCCACGTTCACATGCTTTGTACTGAAAAGCCAATCTGCCACATTGCAGCGTTTCTCGGCGGTATAGGTTTCCGGCCTTATGTTATCAACGAGGACAAGGAAATCATGGACACCATCAAAGACGAGTCTATCAATTTTTGGGATTCTTATGTTGAAAAGGATTGCCCACCGCCAGACGTTATGCCGTCTTTGGTAGTAGCAAAGCGAATGAAGCGAGAGCCGGATAAAATCGTTACTATAGACGATGTTATTATTGAACAGTGGCAAAATGCAAAGGAAGGTGTTAAACGTGCCGAGGCTATTAAAAAATCTATCACAGCCGAATTGTTGGCAAAGTTGGGCGATGCAGAAGGCGGCAAGTGTGGCTTTGGTATGGTTACTTATTTTCAACAAACAGCCAACAAGGTAGACATAAAACGGCTAAAAGAGGACGACCCAGAAACAGCTAAAAAGTTTATGTACGAATCTAAATCAAGGGTTTTACGTTTCAAGAAACCCCCAAAATCGAAAGGTGGTAAGTAATGGAAAATAAGCTACAAGTCATTGTCAAGGAAAGCGGGCTGGACCAGCCCAAAGCAAAGGTGATTTTAGAGAAATTTCAGGACTACTTCAAAATAGCAGCCGAATGGGAAACGAAGGCAAAGGCTATTGTGGTCACTAATGCAACACAAACGGCAGAGATGCAGATGGCAAGAACAGGACGATTGTTTTTGAAAGAAAAACGTGTTGCTATTGAAAAAGCACGCAAGGAGCTTAAAGAGCAGGCTCTACGGGAGGGCAAGGCTATCGATGGCATATCCAACGTCCTGAAAGCCCTGATTGTACCGATAGAGGAGTACCTGGGCGACCAGGAAAACTATATAGCCATCCAAGAGGCAGCAAAGGCCGAAAGGATACGCTTAGAGGTAGAACAGCGCATGGAAGATGAACGGATTGCAAAGGAAAAAGCCGAAGCCGAAGAACAAGAGCGTATCCGTGTTGAGAACGAACTATTAAAAGCCGAAGCGATTGAACGAGAAAAAAAGGCGGAAGCTGAGAGAAAAAAACACGCCGAAGCTCTTGCAGAGGAACGATTACTTGCGGAAGAACGAGATAGGCAGCTACGAGCCAAAGCCGAAGCCGAAAGAAAGGTACAAGAAGAAAAGGCCCAGAAAGAGCGAGAAGCTATAGAACAAGCATCTCGGATAGAACAGGAAAAGCAAGATAAGATCATAGCTGCTCAAAAAGCAAAGGCCGACAAGGATAGATTGGCTGCAGAAGAACGTGAACGGAGATTAAAAGCCAAAGCTGACGCTGAAAAAGCAGAACGTAAAAAAATGGCAGAGGCACTAAAGCGGCAGGTCGAATGTCCTTTTTGTCATAAAAAATTCATCCCACCAAAAAAGTGAAAGTGAGAGCGATAATGGAAACTGAAAAAACAGAAGATAAAGCATTGGCGCCAATTAGGGCGAACGACAGGGGGCTTGTTTTAGGGTCTATGGATGATATGTGGCGGTTCGCATCGTCAGTCCAAAGGTCTGGCCTTGCCCCTACAAGTTTCAAAACACCAGAGCAGATATTAATTGCCGTCCAGACTGGCGCAGAAATGGGATTGACACCTATGAGATCCCTGCAAAGCCTATGCGTTATCAATGGACAGGCAAGGCTGTATGGTGACGCACCGTTAGCTTTAGTCAGACAGTCAGGGCTGATGGAGTACATCAAGGAACGTATTGAGGGCGCAGAGCGAGAGATGGTTGCCCATTGCACCGTTAAGCGCAAAGGCGAGCCGGACGAGCAGACAAAGACGTTCTCCGTTGCTGACGCTATAACAGCTAAGTTGTGGGGCAAGGATGGCCCCTGGGTGCAATATCCCAAAAGAATGTTGCAAATGAGGGCGAGGGCGTTGGCTTTAAGAGATATTTTCCCGGACGCTTTTTCTGGCGCTACGATTGCAGAGGAATACGAGGGTGTTCCAGGAT